CACAGGCTGCCAAGGATGCCAAGCACCCACAGCAAAGCTTCTTTTTCGGTCATGCACCCTCCCGGAGACGGGTCAGGCCCTTCTTACGGATGATTTTGGGGTAGTTGATGGTGGTGACGTTGAGGTCTACGTCGCCGGAGATGCCAGGCACGCTGCCTTTGCTGGTGTGCTGGTGGGAGTTGTACCTAAAGGTAACAGCAGGCGGTTTGCCGGTGTAGTCGGCCAACCAGACGTCCCACCGAGAGGACAGCCGAGCCATGTCTAGCTCATACTTGTAACCGGTGTAGGTGTACAGCTGGGCATAAAAGCCCATGGCTTCCACCTTTTCCAGCGCATACGCCACCACGTTGGTGAGGTCAAGCGTGGAGAGCTTTTTAAGCCTGTTTTCCTCCACGTCCACGCACACGGGCATGGTGAGCTCTTTGCCGCGTACCGCTTCCCGCACAAGGGCCAGCTCTGCATCCGCCATCGCTTCGCTGGTGGCGTAGGTGTAGTAGTAGACACCCACGTCCAGCCCTGCCGCTTTGGCGTTGCGGTAATTGTCCTCAAAGGTTGGGTCGATGTACAGTCCATCTGCCCGCTTGGAGAGCTTGTGGTTGGTGCTCACGGTCTTGAGCATCGCTCCCTTGTAGCCTGCCGCTGCCACCTGCGCCCAGTCAATCGCACCCTGATACCGGCTCACGTCGATGTAGCGGTAGGGCGGCGCTCCCTCCCAGCCGGGAGGAGCAGCGCTCTGGGTGTCCACGGTGGACACCGGGTCAGAGGTAGAGGCATCTGCCGCTCGAGAGAGGGCAGAGAAGAGGGAAGCGAGGAAGTTGAGGATGGTGTGCAGCATTTTGAGACTCCTTTTTGTTTTTAAGGTTAGATAAAGCCCTCTTTAATTAGTCCAATTTATAGTTGTAATTGAATCTAACATTGCAACCGGGTTCGATTGTTTTAATACATTCGTTGGCAAGTAAAGACATACCGTTAACATTTGGGTGTAAGTCCTCGGATAGTCGTCCGTCGTTTGCTGTATATTTGCTGTTAGAATAATACGTCAGCCCACAAGTCGAAAAATCAATTACTTTTGCGCCGAACAAAGCGGCAACGTCTCGAATAGCGTTATTGTAATCTTCCAAACTATCCCCAAATTTATTTGTAATAGGAAAACTGAATGTGGTTTTACCGCCAACAAAAAGAGTGCAGCAGTAAATTTCGGCTAATGGATACTCCGTTTTAATTTTATTGAGCATACAGGCATATGCGGACTTGAAGTCAGTACAAGGATATGTTGGGATAGGGGATTTGCAGTCATAAGTACCAACAGGGAACTCTGTAAAATCGTTTATACCACCTTCGATAATGATTATATCCGGTCGAGTATAAACACCATTTAGTAAAAAACCCAGTCTATTTGCCCTAGCATCACTGGACATTTTATAATTGCTGTCTCCTGCAACTGTACTACTCCCCCCGGCGTTGCATACACCTAGTTTTCCTTGCAAAGCTAGTATGGTCTTATACCACCACGTATCTTCTACAACAGTTACACCACCATAGATACCATTATAAGCATTATTATATCCGCTAGGAATATACCCTTCAAATGTACTTATACTATCGCCCATAATAGAAAAATATTTGTCTTTACATTTTGGTATATATTTTCCATTTGACCCAAATTTGCTAACTCTAAAGTCTATGTTATCTCCGTATCCGTTCTGGAAACACGCAAATGAAATATTTTCGTTCTTGGGCACTATTACTATTTCATCCGAAAATTTCTTATTTGCTCTCCAACCATATTTATCCACATATTTCCCACTATCATCAAGGAATACACATAAAGCAATAACAGAAGAGCTTCCAATATAGGCAGTAACTTTGAACATATCACCAGCTTTACAAGGCACTTTTACTGTTCTAAACGCATCGCTACTTGTAAATGCTCCGTTAGTTGCATTATAATATCCTTTTTCGACTCTTTCGACAGTAGGTATATATTGAAGAGTTTCATCTAAATCTTCTTTTAGCTGACCAACCGCATCTCCGGTCGTTTTCGCATCCGCCGCCGCGCCGGAGATAGTGAGAGTCGTATCAGTGCCACCCAATTCGTTAAGAGTGTTGGCGTTCAGGGGAGTGCCTTCCACGATGGGTTCATCGTTCCGGACAAGAGTGACAACCTCTGATGTACCGTCTGACTTTTTCATAGTCCAACGGCCTGGGTATTTTGCTTTTCGGTCAATAAACTGCATAGTATGGTTCACCTCCACAAATTGGCTCGGAGCAGTAAAGCGTGTAATCTTTGGCTATACTTTCGATGTCAGAAAGTATCTTTTCGACCTGATTTATCACGCCAAATTTCATAGAAAGAGATTTCGGCACATCCGGAGTAGAGCTTGTTCCGCTGCATTTTGAACGAATGGCTTTCACGCTGGCTATCCAACGATTGGCGTCCTCTGTAGTAAGATAGCTGTTCGGCCCCCATTCGGGAGTAGACGTTCCGGTGAAAGTGATTGTTCCAGAAAAAATCATTTTGGCGTCATCGCCATAGTAGGCGCTGCCGTGTGCAATGTCGATGTAGTCGTTTGCTACGACCCAAGATGGCTCGACAGAGGGCGGATAGAAGTTATTGGCTGCGGCGAAATAGAGCTGGTATTCGACGCCCTTTTCCAGCACGATGCTGTCCATGTCCATCACTACATCGTTATAGCCTTTGACAAGGTCGATGGACTTGTCTACCAGGGCGGTCTCGGTGCCGTACTTGCGCAGGACGGTGCGCATTTTTCCCGGCATATAGCCCTTGACGCGGAATCCCAGCGAGCGGAGCGGCAGGCCCGCTTTCTTAGCAGTCAGCGGCATGAAGAACTCGGACTTGGCGGGATAATTGTCCCACGCGGGGATGTCGCCGGAAGTATTAAGCGCCGTCACGACCGAAATCGGGTCGATAGGAAGTTTCACTCCGACAATGTCAGCAAGCTCTTTCATGCCCTGTTCGATTCGTGCATAGTCAGTGTAACTGAGCGCTCCTTTCATACCGGCGGCCCACTCCTGCTGTTCAGCCGTTGTCCATGTGCCGGTTCTGGCTTTGGCTGTTAGCTCTTTTACCCGGTCTACATCTGCCTGCGTTCGGTCTGTAATCCATGTTGCCATACAATCACCTCTTAAAAAATCAGTTTGCCTTTAGCGTCAATGGAAAGAGACTTTGGAACGGTAAATGCGGGGTGAACGACATTGTCATATTTACTAGGACCCTCGTCATTCGTAGCATAAGAAATCGTCTCTGCGTTGCCATTCACTTGTAACGTAGAATCATACACGGCGTATGCTTTTACAAGTTTGCTGACCAACAGAGGTCGCCAGTACTTGTTGGCGATTGAGCTTGTGCCAGCAATATCATAGAGCATCTGAAGCGAGTACAGATAAGGAGTTCTTGTCCAAATGGAACGCCCTCTCTCAGAACCCTCTATATCGGATGCAAGCATTGTCTTCAGGATTTCAGATGCATTTTGCAGGGGAGTCCCCTCGTTGTGCTTATAACTCGGGCTGCTAGTCGTCCAATTCGGGGCATCAGAACCTTCCGTGTCGTATCCAAACTCATGGCTGGAAAGAAGGAAAACACTTTCGGCCATCGTGGATACCCTGCTGCTACCAGAGTTACAGTAAGAATCGGAGAAGCCCGGGGTGTAGTAGATGGTTGTCTTATTGATAGCTTGCTTTTGAGCATAACTGAACGAGTTGAAGTAGTCGCCGTTAAGCCAACTGCTCACGTCACTGCTGGCATAAGTAGACCATGTAGAATTCCAAGCCATGATAGCCGCGTAGTGTTTTCGAACCAGAAGAGTTCGTCCGGCTCCGTTCAACTCGCTCTCATAGTCATGCTTCGCAACAATGAACTCAGCCACGTTGCCGCCCTCGTCCATAAGAACAGTGTCGCCCTCTGCAACATCAAACAGGTTGTACGATGTTGTAATGAAAGAGCATTTCGCGGAGACGTTGCCCACAAAGGCAGTGACAACAGCCTTGCCCGGGGAGTTCCACTTGACTTGACAAGTGGATTTTCCCTCTGCATTTGTCAGAACGTGAAGAGAGACAATTCCTTCGGGAGAAGCTGCCCAGTTGATTTTGGGAGAATCAATGGTAGCAGGGGACAGGGTAGCGGAAAGAACAACGGAATCACCCCAGTCAAGCTGTTCGCTGACATGGTCAAGAGACAAAGCCTGAGCATCTGCCATCATGTACCCCTCTACAGTGCCTTTGAAGCACCCATTGAAGGTGTATTTTGCATTGGTCACCAGCAAAACAGCATCGTAATTGAACTGATGGTGAATCTTTACCATATCAAGAGCGTCAACGATAGGGCTTGCCCGATAAGTAAGAGAAGCCTTGCGACGATTGGAAAGGACTCCATAAGACTCCGTAAGGGCATTTCTGGATTTTGCAAGAATGTCCTTTGTGAGCATAACATTGCTCAGCGTCTGGCTCACGCCTTTGCCCGAAGGGCTTTCGGGATAAGCGTAGGTAACGCCACCTACGGTGGTCACCACGTTGAGCATATTTTGAGCAAAGGTGATTTCCGGCCAAGAATAATTGTTCAGCACCGGAATATCCAATACCGAGTCAGAGGCGACAGAACCGTACACACGGTTAATCTTTATCACGCCATCACGAGTCTGGTACAGAGCCATTCCGGCCGCATTGGCGGCAAGCTGCAAAATATCGGAATTGTGATAAGCAGACCCATCGCTCGTGATGTCCGTAGAGTAGTCTTTCAGTTCATCAGAGATTTCTGCTGTGATTCCGTCTGCCTCAAGCTGTTCTAACGCATCGTAGCACATCTGGTATAGTGTGCCGTATTTTCTTCCGGTGTACTTCGTGCTGGATAGATACAGGAAAGCGTCTCGCGCCTGAAAGGACGCCTCAATGCTGTTGGCGGGGACGCTCCACTCCGACAGGAAGAACATTCCTCCGCTCACCCATTCGGTCTTCCCGTCAACATCCATTCCATAACGAACAGTGACAGGCTGGCGCTCATAGATGTACTTGTAAACCCCTTGAGGGTTTACGGAGTCCCATGTGCGGTCGCTGTTATCCAAACTAAAGGAAATCGACTCCTGAGAAAGCTGCCCGGAGATAGGGTCTCTTGCTGAAGAATGGCTGTAAGACAAAATTTTAGTCTTGTCGAACACCAGATACCTGCCGATTTTCACTTGTTCGACCCTTACTCGGCGGTTAGGGAGACACCACTTCAGCACCTCAATCTCTACGGCATCAAACCCGGAAAGCTCTACATCAACATCAGAACGGACGGATTTGTTTCCGTTTACGGTCACAGTTTTTAACCTGTTAGTCCCAAGATATGCGCTGACCGAAAAATCTGTAGCGTATTCTTCAAATACCGTAGACCAGCAAATTGAAACTCCGGGAATCGAGGACTTGCTCTCACTCGGAAGCTCAAGCCGGATAACAGGATGGTTTGAATCGTCAAAAATCTTGGCGCTCAAAAAACCAGTAGTTCCATACGGAGGGGAAGAAGGAACAATGGCGCAACTTCCGTCAAGAACAGTGAGATTAAGCTCTCCTGTGGAATACCTCGAAATGGAAGCGTTATTGGAAAGCGCAATACTGTGAAAGGTGGAGAACGGGGCTGCCGATGACGTGACGATGGTAGCCTTTTTGTTGATACCCGGTTCAGTAATTCCACAGGTAATCTCTACAAAAGATTCCGGGACAAGGGTTTCGTTAAATTTTTCTTTCCACTTATCGGAGACTTCAACCATGTATCATACCTCCACAAGAGAAAGTTTGCACCCTGTCCATCCCATCACGCCACCGGTTTTCGGCCCTCTACGCCACATTCCGCCGGTGCGGTCGGAGACGTACATCTGACGGGTAGTATAACCGGCTGTGGCTTGGTTATAGAATTTAACAGTGCAGTAAAAATTCGTAGTGAAAAGACTCAAGATGTCGGCCCACTGCCGTGCGGTGAGGTAGTTCCAAGACATGGAGACCTTTGCCACATCATGCCGCACGACAGAACCAACAACCTTGCCCTGAACATTTCGGCCAGAGTCTACGATAGTACTAGTCGTTCCCTCATAAGAGGATGGTTCCGGCAGCTCTACGCCATTCACCGTAACCAGGGCAGGAATATTGGCCATCTGAACCATCCTTTCTTAATAGGAATAAACTTCGGTACCCATAATAGACACGCCACGTTCTTTCTGGGTCTTTTCAACAGAAGCGGTGAGCTGCTTGCTATCAAGGTACACTCTTACATCTCTTCCATCAGAGATTTCCTCTCCATACCGCTGCCAGATGTCGAGGAATGCATTGTAGCAGCCGTTGTACACAGCATCTCTCATCTCTTCGGAGTTTCCACTTGCGGCAGAATAAGTGCCACTATAGGAAGAGCTGGATGTCGAGGAATTGTAGCTAGAGCTTCCAACATACTGAGATGTATCGCTGTAACTACTGGTAGAATGGCTACCACCAAGTTTTGATACGATTCCAGCGATTGCAACACCAAGGGCGGCGGCAGCAGCAAGGGCTACGATTCCAGCGGGAATGCCAAAAACCGTAGCGCTGAGGGCGGCGCCCACAGCAGAAAGCATTCCCGCCACTGCGGTTCCGATGGTGCTTACCAGCCCGGCAAACCCAGCGAAAATTGTCGGGAAAGAACTGAGCAAGCCGCCAGACAGCGCAGCGCTGATTGCTTTAGCAGCCGTTGCGAGAGGAGACTTCACGTTTCCGAAAGCCTGCGTAATACCAGAAAGCATCGTCTGAGTTTCAGAGGAAACCTTTCCGAAATTCTGAGTCAGTGCGCTCACCAGATTTTTGCCAATGGTAGCGGCTGTATTCAGCAGAGAAGAAGCTTGGCTTTTCAATTCTTTGCTCAGTCTGCCAAGCAAATCGCTTGCAACGGACTTGACGCGTTTACGCTGCTCATCGCCCATAGCACCCCAAATGCTAGCGGCAATGGTTGTGCCGACTGTTTTCCAATCGCCACTCTGCGCAGCCTGAATGAAGGTCTGCACCGTACCGAAGAAGTTGGTTTTGAGGTTGTTGTCGAGTTCGGCCCACTTAGAGTCTAGCCCGGAAATGATGCCGTTGACGTAGCTTGTGCCGCAGTCAATGCCATAGTTCGCCATCTCCTCGCCTTTGACCTTGGTGGCGTCTACGAGTTTATTCATAGCATCGTTGACATAACCGAGGGAGCCAGTGATGCCGTTTGCAAGGCCTTGAACGACATAAACACCGATTTGGTGAAACACTTGCGAAGGAGAATGAATTTCAAGCGCATCTTTGAAGCCATTGACAAAACCATCAGTGAAGCTCTTAATACCATTTGTAACGGTACTCCATGCATCTTTTAGGCCGTTGATTAGGCCGTCCCAGATGAATTTGCCAAGTTTTCTTAATTCGTCAGGAAGCTTTTTGAACTCACCGACAATAGACGAAACGATTTTGGGAATTTCAATAACAACGAAAGCCACCATACGCTCCCGCCATTTAGAAATAACGTCAAGAGCTTTGAGAATTGCAGTCCAAATATTCCCCGGCAGTTCTTCAAAAAACTTAACAACAGACGAAACGATTTTTGGAACTTCGGTTGTTACAGTAACGACCATGTTTCCGACCCACTCCCCGATTTTGCCGACGGCAAAACCAAGGGCATAGCCGATTTTTTCAGGAAGAGAGCTGAACCACTCGCCAATGCTACTTACGATGTTCCCAACCTTTTCAGGCAGAGAAGTCATAAAGTCAATGACAGCGTTCCACTTAGTGACAATGATTTGTTTGATGGCATCGATACGCTGCTCAAAAACATTTTCGACATAATGCATTTTAATGTCGGCTTCTGCGGCAGCATCTGTTTTTTCGCCGCTCTCTTTAGCGCCCCATTTGATACCAGCCCAGTGAAGAACAAGGCCAATACCGACACCAGCAGCGGCAACGGCCCCAGCAACAGGAAGGCTTGCACCAACAAGTAATGCAACGCCAGCACCAGCAGCACCGCCAAAAATCCCCATCAGAGCAGTGATGATGGTGTCAAGAACGGGAAATTCTTTCAGCTTTTCACCAAGCGAGAATGTAATTCCCGCAAAGGTAATAAGACCTGCAAGACCGATAGAAAGCGTTGCGGCTGTACCAGCGGCTGCTCCAAGATTGGTGAGCAGTGTGATACCAGTAATAGAACCGAATGCCGTTGTTAAAGCAGCCTGAATCCATGTGCTTGCATCGCCAAGATTGGCTTCGCCAGTACCAAGTGCATAAGTAAGACCTGCAAGGCTCGCCACAAAAGCGATGCCCATGCCAAGCGTAATGCCGTCTGCGCCCATTGTGCGCCAAAGAACGAAAGAGCCAAATGCGGCAGATACCACTTCGCCTAAAAGTTCGAGAGGATTCCCGCTAGATGCGTAGCCCTTCGCAAAGCTGAACACTAACGATGCTTCGATAACGACTGTTGCAATCGAGAGAGCTAGCTTTTGCAATTCTGTCATCTTGGAAATTGCTGTCGCAATGTCCGTCAGGAAATTGGTGATTTTCCACAATGCGAGTGCAGCAGAGATAGCACCAATAATCGGTAGCATATCTTTGATTTTCTGCTTGATAGCATCAATCTGCTTTGCAAACTCTTCGTTGTACTGCTTGAACATATCGTAGCCGGACAGGTCTACATCGCCCAAGATGTTGCCAGCAGATGCACCGCTGCCAGAGCCAGAGCTTCCCTGCGTTGGGTCAATGATGTTGAGTTCATCAAAGCCCATCGTGTAGTCTTTCAAGGCCTTGGCAGCTTTCTTTGTGGAATCGGCAGTATCATCCATTGCATCGCCAATGCCGCCAACGCTATCAGCGCTCTTGGTGAAATCGGTGAACACAACCTTTACGCCCATCAGCTTTGCCACCCACTCAACGAATTCTCGAATGAGCTGCACGGCGGCAATCAGCGGGGGAAGAATGGATTTCAGGGCAGGGTAGAGCAGAGAACCAACAGACTTTGCCAACATATCAAGCTGAGCTTTCAGAATCTTAATCTGGTTCGCAGGGCTCTGGATGGTCTGTGCAAGATTGCCCTGCACGTTGGCAGTCTGCTTCATAATGGCAATGTAACGCAAAACCGCCTTATCTGCCTGAGACAAGCTGGAAACCTGCTTGTTAAAGCCCAGAGAAAGAAGTTCCTGCTGTAACCGCGCCTGAGACAGGTCAACGCCAAGACGGCGAATAGGTTCAATCTCGCCAGAGATAGCAGAGGACATTGCGGTAAAGGTTTCGGCAACATCCTTGTTCCAATAAGAGCCTTCATCATAGGCAAGCTGGGTCAAATTCTTAGAAAGGACGTAAGCCTTATCGCTAGCCAAACCAAACGAAGTGCCTAAGCTCTGAATAGTAGCCATGTAGGTCATCGCTTTGGTCGGGTCGACACCAAGCAACCCCTGCATCTTACTAATGAGCGTGTCGGCTTCACCGCTCAAATTGCCCATAGCATTATGAAACAGGTCTGTTGCTTCATAGAAGTCGTTAAACTTCGCAACAGCGTTGCCAAGATAATCAGCAATAGCTTTTAGCGAAACCAGCTTTGCCATGTTTCGCATAAAACCGCTCATCTGGTTAGACAGGCTGAGATAGCTTTTTTTCTGCCGTTCGTTGGCAGCCGTCACACGGTTTGCCTGTGTGACCACTTTGCTCAACTGCGGGGGCAGCTTTGCAAAGGCGTTGCCTACTTTGTCGAGCTGAGATGCAAGGGGAGTAAGGGCGGCAGACAGTTTTTGGCAAGCAGTAGAAAAGTCACCCACCGTCTTGCTATCCAGCTTTTGCGCAAGGTCAGGAATCTTGTTAAGCTGATTCAAGACGCTTCCGAGATTTTTCAGATTGCTAAAATCCAGAACAGACAACGGAGCAAGACCATTCATCAACTGTCGGGAACTTTCAGCAAGCTGTGTGTAATCAGCTTTGTTTGCTTCAGACACTGCTTTCGGGATTCGGCGTAAAAGGCTTACAAAACTGCTCAATCCTTCCGGCGCAGTGACGGAAGGAAGATTATTGAATCCGTTCAAGACAGACTTCACATCGCTAATGTCAGAACTGATGCCCTGCACGCCGCTGACCGCTTCCGGGATTTTTTTGATGGCGTTGATGGCACTTTTCAAGCCTTTTGGGTCTTGAACGGTAGCCATAAGGTCAAAAGCATCCGTAACATCGAGCAGGGTATCAACGCTATCAGAAAGAGCGCCCATGCCGGTAAGGGATTCCGGAAGTTTAGCGATGCTCTTTGCCAGTGTACTGATGCCCTTTGCGCTTTCACTTGTATTGACCTTGCTGATGCCATCAATGAACCGAGTAACGCTTTCAAGACCGCTAAAATCTCCCTGCGCGGACTTTAACGCAGTGAGGGAATTGGTGAGCTTATCCAACCCATCAATCACCTTCGACACGTTGCCCTTTGTCCGCAAATTAGAAATGGCGGTAGCGAGCTTGTCGATATTAAGCTCCGCACCGCTGGATTCCGCAGAAATCTCTACGGATAAGCTCGTAATATCAACATCAGCCATCACTACCACCATCCTTTTGCTCCATCATGGAGAACATCATACGTTTGATTCGCTCCTGTGCTTCCGCAGCACGTTGGTATTCATACTCTTCTTTCTCCTTTTGAGTAAGGGGAATCGGTCTATCCATGTACTTGATAGGCTTAGACCCTTTCTTTCGGAACATATTGCCAACCGTAGAGGAAAGCGCAGATGCCATGTAAAAACCGTTTCTCCATGCTTCTGCATTGGCTCTGCGTTCTCGCAGCTCCTCTGCGTCACGGTATACCTTAGCCAGCCAGACATCGCCGTGCCAGAACTGCTCGTAGGTCATACCGATAGAGATGTAATAGGCTTCTACATCGTGGAACAGCTTAGAGAAGGAAAACGATTCTTCCTCTCCGTCTGGTTCCTGAGATTGTGCGGTTACACAATCTCCCACGTTGCGTTTTTTGCGGTCTTGTCCTCAGTATCAGTTGCCAGCAGAGACTTGGAAGCATCCATGAACATCTCAAGCAGCGCAGCCATCAGCTCTTCCTTCTCGTCGATGTGGGCAAACATTTCGTCCACGACTTTACGCTTGATGCCACGATTCCGGGCGATAAACGCGCCGTAGAACAGGGCGCGGGAGTTGGACAGCAGGTTGGTCATCTGGGTGTACTGGCCAATCTGAAAGCCTGCACGTTCGGTAGCTTCCACGCTGTCACGGGTGAAAGTCAGCTCGTAAGTGTTCTTGCCATCAGGGGAATGAAAGTTGATAACCTTAGCAGCCATAATAAATGCTCTCCTTTATAAATAGGGGCAGAACTAAATCCGATGTTCAGTTCTGCCCGGTTTGATTGATTCGATTTTTGCGGTTTAGCCGCCGTTGACAGTCAGGGTCTCGCTGAACTCAGGCTTCTTGGTGAAGATGCAGTTGATGGTCATTTCCACAACCTCGTCCACGCCAAAGCCGGACAGACCAACCTGATGCATACCCTGCCAAGTGAAGCCGGAGCCGTCCTGCATCTTCAGGGCGTAATACTTCACGGTGTTGCTCTCGGAAGTCTCATCGTAGCCAGCTTCCTTGACCTTCTTGTAGTCAGTCTTGTTGTAGTTGGCAGTAAAGGACTTGGTGTCACTCTGGATGATGCCAAAGATGTTGACCTGCATGGGGTCAGACAGAGTGGTGGCATCCAGAAGGTTCGGCTCGGAGATCAGGTCGGGCACATCCTTGATGTCGCACAGCTTCGTCAGGGCGGTTGCGCTGTCGCCACAATACAGGGTGGTATTCAGACCGGAGATAGCAGTACTCATAGAATGTTTACCTCCTTAGTTTCGGTAAATCATTCCGTCCTCTCCGATTGTTGCCCCATAGCTGCAATCAATCCGATAGACGGAATTGTTGTACAGCCCATTCAACGGGGCAAACGATTTTCGATAGAAATTGAGCGGTTCCAATACAGAATCCACGATGTCCACAATGGAACGTGCTTCTGCAATGCGTCCGCTTGTTTTGTTGGAATAGACACGCACACGCAGGGAAACGGCGGCATACTTGCTTCGTCTGGAAGAATCCTTGTGAGTTGGAACATTGTTGTTTTCCTCTATCTGCACACACGGAAACTTCTTGACGTTGCTGTCGTTGATTTCACCAGTGACTAAGATGCCGGGAACCTGTTTCCGAAGTTCGGTCGCAACAGCCGTGAAGATGGAATTGAAATAATCGATCAACTGCTCCAGACCTCCCTCCACGTTGCTTCTACTTGAGAAGCCATTTCTTCAACAGCCCCCCACATAGCCATAGCCGGTTCGTTACCGTCCGTGTAGTTAAGCTGCCCCTTGCCATCCACCTGTTTGACAGGCGTACCAGCATTGCCGGATTCTCCGTAGTAGTACCATCTACGGTTTGCGCCTTGCCCTTTACCGTAAGAGCCATGCGCACCGACACCGGGCGGAAGTTGCCCGCCATATCCGTTATGATGTGCGCCTGTACCGAACTCAATAAAAGCAACTGCTTTTCCTTCGGCAATGATGGTGCAGGTGTTTCCGTTTTGCTCAGCACGACAAGAAACATCGTTGCTGCCAGCATATTCGGCATTAGCAAAACGAACTTTCGCAACATCAAGCCCCTTGTCAGCCAACGCCCTCGCAAGCTCCTGTGCTTTTTTGTTCAGGGTGGTCTTGTACTCCTGTATCTGACGTTCCGCATCACGAAGTCCGGCATCGCTCAACCTCACTTTAATTTTCACTTGCAGCCACCTCTTTCAGCGCATACTTCGTGTCTGTAATATGCTCTGCGACCTTGACCACAATGTAATTGAAGGGCTTTGAAACGTCCGTCTGGAACCAGACGCGCGTACCTTCATAAAGCGGCGTGTTGCGCTTTTTGCTGGACGAACTGACCACATAGCTGTAATCCGTGAATGCTCCAAAAGGGTTTGCTTCTGCAGAACCAGTAGGGGGGCTGACGTTTAGCATCAGTTTTGCAGGTTCGCTCCACGATTCGTATGCGGATTCGCCAGTCTCGTTTCCCCACTCGTCCACAACAGGTTTTTTCTCGCCGATGGGGTTTGAATACCACAGCGGGCGCTTGTCCAGCGGGCTTCCATTGAACATCAGCCGATAACACCTACTCTCGGAACCACTTCGTTCAGCAGGGACTGCGCCACATCAGAGCTTTCCCACACACGAGTAATGCCATTGTTGGTGTAGCTCGTCTGCCCGTTTGCGCCGATGTGGTTGTACAGTTCCGCTGCAATGCGTATCTGCAACGACTGATACTGCAAGGGCAGCTCGTCCGGTCTGTTGCCGAACGGGTAGCCCTGTGCAAATATCTTGTCTTTGGAGAAATCAAGCAGCAGGTCGAAGAGTGGGTAGTCCTCGTCCGTGATTTCACGGTCAAGTGCAGGGGCAATGTACCGCCCCAGTTTGACTGCCGCTTCGGAATGCTGGTCTCCCATGCTGCTTTCCTCCTTTCGCCTTAGTAAGCTTTGATGCAGTACACAGCGTCCATGCGCTCAAAGGACGGCAGAACGATTTCAGAAGCGTAGACATTGGCATTGACCGGGTGAATAGTCAGCTCGGTAGTGATGGCAACGCCGGTGTTCACGATGGACACGGATGCGCCAGACTGACCGGACAGCAGGTCGGCTTCCTCAGGAGTAGTACCGTACCAAGTGCTGCCCAAAGCGCCGGAAGGAGCAACCACCACCATGCCATCAGGCAGATACTTCTCACTTGCGCTGTACTGGTCTGCCTTAAACATCTTGTCGTACAGATGGATGGTCAGACCGGTTGCAGATTCGACAATCTGCCGTGCTTCAGCGTCCAGCAGAACGGCGTTTGCCTTTGCGGTGACAGTCATAAACCGATTCTTCACCTCGTCCGCAGCAATCATGTTGCGGAAGGTGGCAGTGTTCATGTACACCTCAGTTACGACCTCGCCAACGCTTGCCAAAACAGCGTCCTTTGCGGCGTTCAGGTCTGCAATGGGGGTGGCGGTGGTGACGTTCCACTTGGACTTTGTGGCAGAGACTTCCTTGTAGTTGGTGGACTTCCAAGTGCCGTCCGGGTCGTAGTTGTAGGTATAGTTCACGCCGTTTGCCTTGATGGTGATGCCGGGAAGGCCATTGGTAGGAGCCAGCAGCTGCCAGATCATGCGCTCAGGAACGATACGAGCACCAGTGATAAGCTGTGCGGTGTCATCGTACAGACGGTTCATCACGTCACGAGCATAGGGGTCATTGCTGTCCAGAACACGCAGGATTTCCTGACGGTCTTTCTCGCCCAGATGGTAGCCTTCACGGAAGAACGGCATCTCGGTTTCATCGAACTTGAAGCCCTCACGGGTACGGAACGTAGCCTTTGCATCAAATGCGCTGGGCATCAGGGAAACGCCAACGCCCTTGTGGCCACGCAGCCACTTCAGGTCGAGACCGGCCTTCTTCTTTGCGGGGAACAGTGCGTCAGATGCAAAAGGCATCGAATTGGTGGGGTCGTTCGTCCAATAGGCGGCAATCGCAGCCGGGGCAAAGACTTCCTTAAGATTCAGTGCCATGTTGTTTTACCTCCTATCAAGCGTTCACGCTGATGTTGTCACGGCAGAAGATGCCGGGAACGGCAGTCTTGAGTGCCTTGATTGCGTCAGCGTCAAAGGTGAAGCTGGAACTTGCCGCTGCCTTCTTGGTGTCGATAACACCGCGAATCAGCAGGGAAGCATTGGGGTTCTCTGCCGGGTCAACGTCATACAGCAGAATGCCGTCAGCGTTGATGGTCTTAGAACCAGTCTCGCCAGCAGCAACAGCTTTCTTGCCAGCCAGCGTCATGGGATAGCCAGCCTTAACCGCAGCAGCTTCGGTCACGGTAAAGGGAATGGCAGTGTAGTCATTGGAAGCAAGGATGGTATCGTTGATTCCGTTGACCGTGTTTCGGGTAAACCTCATGTTTTCCTCCTTGTTAATGGAAAGCACTCATTGCGTCACTCGATGCCTTAGAAGTATTTGCGTTCTGCTGTGCAAGGCTCTTAGCAAACGCCACGCCCTCACTGTCAGAGCCGCCCTTGCCATCCGCACCCGGAGGTGTGGGCATATCCTTCAACAGAGAAGCCTTGTATGCGGTGTCATGGGCGGTCATAAACTCCGACTGGAACTTAAACACCTTGTCCATGTCACCATCAGCCAGCGCAGATGCAGCCTTGCCAGCCAGTTCAGCGTCATAACCCTGTGCAACGAACTTTTCACGGTAAGATGCAAGGGTCTTTTCCTTGACGAGTTTTTCCTTGTCGGAAGTCAGGGCTTCAATCTGCTTCTGCATTTCTGCCAGCTTGTCAGCCTGTTCCTGTGCAGCGTTCTCGTCATCGGTGCGCTTTGCCTTGAGCTGCTTCTTGTACTCGGCTGCTTCACCGTTGGCTTTCGTCACGGCGTTACGCAGCTTCTCAACCTCTGCGTTAGGGTCTGCAACCTTTTCCAGCGCAGAAATGATTTCATCGGCGGTCATGCCCTCTTTGTAGGCATCACCAAGCAACACATCGAGTTTCATATCGTTAATTTCCTCCTGCGTTTTTTTACCGTTGCTTCCCTGCAACGCTGCGAAATTTATATCCCGGCTTCCCTGCCGGAATATGCAAAGGGTTATTCACCCTCTGTTTCTTTATTGGTGCTTTCAGCCTGTCCGTTCGATGTTTTGTTGGCATCAACAACTTGTTCAGGCTGTTTCTCCTGCGGTTTCGGGGCTTTGCCATCCTCGCCCAGCTTGCCAGCGGCAATCAGGAAGGGCTTGCTCATTTCATAAGCAGCCTGCGGGTCAGGGAACAAACCGGGCGTTGTGAACGCCAACTGCGGGTCGATGGTCTGACTGAGCATCTGCGCAAAAATCTGAACCTTGCTTTGCTGATTGTCGTACTGACGGCGGGGCAGCTTGATGTTGATGTCGCTTGCCATCAGCTTAGAACCAGCCGTATCACGCAGGATTTTCAGCATTACAGACAGGCTTTGGCGTTCCGAGAACTTGAACATATTCTCGTACTGCTGTGCCCTCGCTTCTGTGTGATTCCAGCCGTTGCGAACGATAACTGCACCCACGTTGTCAGACGTTGCGTTTTCACTACCAGTGGCACTAGGCATGGCAGTTAGGCTGCGGTACACGTTCAACATAGAATCAATCAGAATCTGCGTTTGCTGCTGGTTCAGCTCGTTTGCAAGCTGTTTTACATCGGCAGCAAGTCCAGAAGTAGACTTGATCGACATTGCGCCCATAGCCTTAACAGCTTCCAACGCTTCTTTATCGACAAGACAGTTAATAAAGACCAGGATGGATTGGATGAACTGCTCTACGCCATCGAGACGATTGCTCTCCAACAGGTTAATGGCATCTAATACAGGGATAGCGGGCTCAAACAGACCCATGCGCTCCGGGTTGAGCTTATATTCGACCATCGGCAGCATTCCAAGAGAATGATTTTCCGATTTTGTAACCTTACCGTTGTCGATTTCAAAGTACTGGTTTGGTGTGTACACGCAAATAAGGTCGTTCAGGTCGTTCTGATAATTGCGTGGGATGTGCAGCACGTTGGCAATCGGTTTGTGACCGATGCTGGAGTTGTAAAGCACATACGCCTTGTCGGGGTCGGGAACGTCCACTAGCAGGGGTGTTTCGTCCGGGTAGTTTCCGCCATACCCCTTGTCAGGAAGAACAATGCGGTATCCCTGTCCGCACTCCAACATCCACTGCCAGAGCCGCCGATCAAGCGCGTCTTTGCCCTCATACTGCAAAGCATTGGACAGGCGAGCGATTTCCTCACCGTCACCAGTTGCCGTTTCAGACCGCACATAAGAGCAAGGAGTACCGCTCATGTAGCCTGTGTAGAACCCCACGCACTCGTTGGCATGGTTCTCTACAATGCGGTTGGTAATTTCAGCGTGGTACTCCTTCGTGCGGTGGAGGACAGGCTGGATACCCAAGTAGTAGTTGTGCAGAAAGCGAATTTCGTTCTTGTTCAGCAGATGAATAGGCTCCGCCTTGCCCATGACCACCTTCAGCACGTTTGTTCGATTGATTTCCGTCTCCGGCGTTTCAATCGGTCTGCGTCCGGTCAGCGGATTATTCAAAAATCCGCCAACGACCATCTGATACTCAGCCATGCGTTCCTCCTTTCCGGCAAAATAAAAAGCGCAGCAAGACAAACCTGTTAAGGTCTATCTCACTGCGCTTACAACTGCGCTTCAAAAGCTATTTAGTTCTTAAACTTTGGTACGGAGACCCATGTTTCCTTTGGAAGGCTGGAATCTCCAATTGTAATCCAATGGCAAAGGGGGCACAGAAGGGAGAACTTACCTTCCACTTCGCCAAGATAACGTCCGCAATCACACGGATTGCCGTTTGCGTCTTTCCGAGGGCGCTTGCATCGTACTTTTGCTACCATCTGTGCTCCTTTCGTTGGATTTCTGGAAACAGGCTGTTGAGCACAGACCTGTCAGAAGCTACTGGGAAACTGTTTGCACTTCCAGCCGTGCTATTCTTCGCCCGAAGAAAACCATTGCAGCCTTTACATTCAGTTGTCGGACAGACGTAAACGGGTCAGCTGCAATTTTGGTACCGCATAATGGATTTGAACCAATGTATGCTCGGATATGAGCCGAGTGCTCTAACCATACTGAGCTAATGCGGCACAAAAGCCCGGCTTGACTGGTTAACCGCTGCTCTTTGCAATGTCATGCCTAACCATTGCATCGAGAGCCGGGAGTAGCGGTGGAGGATTCAGAGAATAGAAAGCCAAGCAAAGAAGATGGTTGTGCTGCGTAACGGAATTGAACCGTTGCTTGCCAGCCGTGGGGGAGACAGACTGGCATTCCCCAAACAATTGGAAACGCAACATATAAAGCCCGGTGAAGGCGAAAGAGTGAGAAAACCTCCACCGGTGAAAGGAGGAATATGCTTGTTGACACGCACGCAAGTAAAAATGACAAAACCCCGCGTGTAAGCTATTCCTTTAAGGGGAGCTGCAAAACTTCCTGCGTACATTATAAGCCTTGTCAAGTGGTGAAATCAAATAAATAGACCCAGCGAACACAATATATTGTGTTTTTAATCAAAACGGCCTCTTGACAGGCTCAATTTTACTGATTCCGTTGTACAGTTCATCGGCAAGCTGTGCCAGACTGTCCGGTGCATCATCGTGCGGAACTTTGCCAAGCTGCGTGAACATCGTCACCTGTTCCATGAACGCCTTGTACTCTTTCGACTGGTGTTTTTCGTCAAGGAAATAGAACCGTTTGATGTCCGGCGCATACTGGATGATTCTGGACAGTTTGCTTTGCCCACTGGGCGCGCGCTGGCTGCGAACAGAACAGTGATACCCTTGCTGCCGGAGCTGGCTGTCCACCACATCACAGTATTCATCACCGCCGTTGTTGGCTTCTCCGCGCACCACGTTAATTTTGTGCTGGATGATTTTGCCCACGACTTCCGGTCTGGTCACGGTCTTGTCGCCGTTATTGAACACAAGGTCAGGAATGAACACGGCATCACCGTACACATAAGCAATAGGGCAGGCGGTGAAGTCGCCGCCACCCCATGCAATATCCATGACCATGAGCTTGCGATCAGGCTCTCCATCAGGCAGAACGCCGTTGAAATACCGCAGTTCATCGGCAGGGAACAGCAGACCTTCACGCACATAAGGCTTGCCCATGTACTTTGCCCACCATGTTGCATCGTCAATGCTGGCTTTCATATCGGCATAGTAGGCATCGTCAAAGCCAACGCCATAATCATAATTGAAATTGCTGTGTCCGTTCTCGTCCACCGCAGGAATTACCCGGAATCTGTACTTTGGATTGTCCGCATACTGGTTCTGGATGCGCCCCAGAGGGTCAAGCACGTTCCAGCGTGTACCAACCATCAGCTCCAATGCGCCTTGCTTTTTACGGTCTTTCAGCTGGTTCAAATAGGCATCGTACTTGTTGTTCAGACGCTCAACATTCAAGCTTTCCTCCAAGTCTTCAATCAAGTCATCGCTGTACAGAACACCGCCCTCACCAATTTCAACAGCACCAGTCAGCGTACCGCCGATTGAGCGGCAAGTCAGGGTGGGGAAACGCTTCTTTCGGTTCAGATCAACGCTTTCGTCCTTTGCGCTCTTGTCCACAAGCTGAACGTCAGGGAAGATTTTGCCCCAGTTGTAGGTCACAGGGTCAGTGATGATGGACAGCACTTCGCCATAGAAGCCGTTAGTCAGCTTGTCAGAATGTCCGCTCATGACCGATGCAACGTCCGGGCGGTTGCCCATCAGCCATGTGATGAAAAAGATGCACAGCGTACTGTTATGGGTAGAAATCAGCCGTTTGCCAGCGCAATATACGCCGCCCTCAACCTGAATGCAGTTGCCCTGCTTCGGCTCGATGCGCTCAAACCCGCAAAATGCCACACGGCGAGGTTTGGAGAACTCCTTTAACTGCTTGCGAGGAACAACGCAGGGAATAGGGCAGGTAGGATTAAAAGAGATGGAATAAACCGTCAGATTTCCTTTAATGCCACTAGATGATACACGAGGTGGATATTCAACCACGCTACATCTCCATCCAAAGGTAGAAACCAGCGTGACAAAATCATCTCTCATTTGCAGCTCTGTGGTAGAAAAAGCGTACCGATGCTCTTTTGCCCGTAACGTACCGTCTGTATCGAGCAGCCCAGCAAGCAATTCCATGCGCTGTGCAATGCTGGCTGTAAAGTATTCTTCTGGGATGTGCTTCACGCAGCGGCGGTGACTATGGCACATATCGCCTTTTTGGAGTGCCTGTCGCAAGCCAGAGAATCCGTAGTACTCAACGCCAGTATCCTTATGGACAGTGTGCCAGCTAACAGGGTATCCATCGTTAATAACACGCTCAACAATCACTCGATCACAAGGAGGTTCGCAAATATCCGGGTGCTGATTGCGACCATCGCCAAGCCATGCACCCAATGTGTACGGCTCAACAGGCAGTTTCTTATATTCTCCTTCGACAAAATTTTTGAACGGAACCTGATAGCAGAATCTTATACCGTCCTTCGTGTCGGCAACATAATCTTCCATCATCCGCTTGGTTTCGATTACATCAAATCCGTTCTTATGCCGGTTAAAGACCGGCCACTCGTGGTTTTCGTGGCAGTCAATGTATGTGCCGTCAGAGAAATGGCATCGCACATCAAGCTGGCACTTAGGAGATACAGCCAGCACCTTTACAAACTTGCCTTTTGGACTGATAACTTCATCACCAACCTGCAAATCGCCGTGATTCTTCCAGCCGTTTCGCGTAAGAATTGGTGTATCATCACTCAAAGCCTTACCCACGCGAGCCGGAAGACTGACCCCCAAGAAATCTATCCGCTTATAAAACAAGTCCTCCAGGTCATCTGCCAGCACTTTCAGCACTCTGCGTCTTGGTTGATAGAACTTCTTCTCCGGCGCACGATTCCATTCAAGGTAAATGCAATAGCTGTCGAACACATCCTTTGCTTCAAACAGGTACGTCCGGCTGATAATGTCATAGACCTTCGCCACGTCCTCGCCTGTTTTCATCTTGCCCATCATGGCTGCACAGACAGAGCGGAGCTCACCAGAGTATTTGTAGGCATCGAACCGCTTGTCTTGCGACAGAGCGTCTCTGAGGTTCACGACCGCCTGAAACCAGTCCTCATAGACCTGTGCTTCGGTCGGATTCTGCTTTGCATACGCTTTGATGCTGTCGATGATGGCAATGCACTGTTTTGGCTGCATAAAAAATAGGCACCCCCTACCTGAAAATGTAAAGAGTGCCTACAACTGCACAAAAATCAAATATTCGGTTTTATAATGCTGTTTTCGGAAAATTATTTAATGTAATTTAGTTTAACGGAACTTATTTTACCTTATTTATATAATCGAATAACGTAGGACCGGATTTGCAAGGCCACCAATAAATTTTATGCAATTTTTCTTTCAGCCTTACAAAAAACAACGGCTCATACCATTTTATCGGACGAATACCGGGATGCTCGTCATCCCCTAGCGTAACATAGCCCATATCATAAATATGAGTAGCAAGAATCACGCCGTCTTTATCATGCGAACCAGAGATCACGCTGTAAAGCCATTTGTCCTTTTCTATTGCATCTCTCAATTTTGGAAGGGAATAGTATCCATCTCGCAAATCCGGCTTCTCTTTTATAAGTGCGTCCATCATTTGTGCCGCAGCCCCTTTATATCCAAACACTTGATAACGATAAAGCAGTTTATTCATTCCGTACCTCTTTCTTTGATTATACAAGCGTTGGCTTCGGTTCTTCATCCCCAAGCATCAACTTGTAACTAAGATACTTTTCGATGATAATGTGTCTTTCTGCCAGTGTACCATAAATAAAGACGAGAGCATCTTTAGCAGCATCGTATTCATTCGGAAAAATGACAATTTCCTCGTTTGCAAAAGTCACGGTGCAGTTTTCCGAATGGCAGGCTTCCAAGAACCGCTTGATTTCGAGGAAACCACCAAAGTCAAGCATAGACCGTAGCGTGATGCTTCCGTTCTTAACAATCAGTTCTTCTCCCTGCATATTATCCAGCCTTTCTCTGTTCAGCAATCCGATACCATGTCTGGCGGGTCACACCAAGCTGTTTGGCAGCGTCGGTGACGGTCAGCAGACGCTTTTCTACCTGTTCGTGCAGAACATCAAAGAGGTTGCGGTCATACTCAGTGGGCTTGCGGCCTTTATAAACGCCTTTCTGCTTTGCCACTTCGATGCCCTCTTGCTGGCGATCGAGCATATTCTGTCGTTCAAATTCGTTGATGGCTGCAATCATCGTCAGCATCAGTTTACCGGTGGGAGTGCCTGTATCTAGGTTTTCTTTATCACTTGCAAGGTGTACGCCGTTAGCTTGTAGCGTTTCGACCATTTCAAGCAAGTCCTTTGTGCTACGGGCAAGGCGGCTGAAATCGTGGATAAACACGGTATCGCCCGGCTGAACTGATTTAAGCATCTTCTGCAACTCTGGTCTATCCATATTCTTGCCAGAGACTTTCTCAATGAACCAACGGTCAATGTTATGCCGCTTCAACGCTTCCACCTGTCGCGCTTCATTCTGTTCAACAGTAGATACACGAACATACGCTACGTTCATTCAGAATCGCCGTCCTTTACCTCTCTTATCTGATAAGCGCCCGTTCTAGTTAGCTCCCCGTTGTCCGGCTCGACAACAAGCCTGTATCCCAGCACTTCTAAAATCTGAACCATCGTAGATAGCTTCATATCATCGGCCAAAACACGAGAAGATACGCTAGAAATTTTTTTATAATCAAGTTTTTTTCTGAGGTATTCGTATGTCCGATGCTGCTCTTTGATAATCCCACGAAGAATTTCGCTGGAATTTACCTTGTTGTTCGTAGCTGCCATTTTTTTGCCCTCTCTTCCTTTGGTATCATTATACGCTTTCTAGCGTAAGCTGTCAAGAGAGCAATTCGGCCCTAGTGTATATATAAATATACTATACTCTGTAAATACAGAGTATAGTAGTATAAGGATGTTAAACTTTTTACATGGAAACGTGTATACGCTTTATTTTTGATTCGTTCTGAATCTGTAAAGTATATTTTCTTCAAATTTCCATATTGACAAGTGCTCAATATCTGGTATATACTATCATCAGCAACAAAGCGAGGTGATGAAGTTGCAGAAAGCAGCAGAGCCATCTAAAAACGAATCTATGCGTATGGTTTCGTTCAGGCTTAGCGAAAAGGATATCGAAAAAATCACATTTTGCGCTAACGCTCTGGATGGAACCAAGAGTGATGTTGTGAGAATGGGTATTGATCTAATCTTCAACATTGCAGAACGCATAAAAAAATAAGCTATCAGCACCCACCTACCAAAGTTTAGCTAATAGCTTATCCGTTACAAAAAGAAGGTACTGCAACCACCAAGGGGGCAGTCTCCCTTTTCGGAATCTATTATACCAAAAAGGGCTGCTCTCCGCAAGAGTTAGGAGCAAAAAAACATGAACTTTCCCACGAAAACCGAAGAATTTCTGAAAACTCTCGCCCACGGCAAAGAGCCGACCGGCGAGGATAGGGAGTACGCAGAAGCGCTGGGTAAGCTGTCCGAACTGAACTATCGGGCAGGATACGAAGCGGGAGCGACCAAAAATAAGGGCTGAGTTTTGTGCAAAACGTAGAAAGTAGTTTGTCAAGATGAACGAACACTAAATGTTGTGTTTCGTTGGTCTATTTCCGCTTGACTTTACTACATTTTGCAATTACACTTAATGCACCTCAAAGAAAGGAGATAAAAATATGGCAAGAAGTCCCTACATCGAAGCATACCGTCATCAGGTGGCAGTTGGCTTTACTGATCGTCAGTATGAGTTGCTGGTGGAGCACTGCAAGAAGTGCCGCGTGTCACTGTCACAGGCCGTCCGCGATGCCTACCTTGAGAAGTATCCCATGCCCGATGAAAACGAAAAATGATACGTCCGCTGAAGTTTGGCGACAGAAGCGAACGTATCATAACACATCCAGAGAGTATAGACCCTCTTTGGGCTATTATACCAGAGATGGCCTGCTCTCGCAAGATAGAAAGGCTAAATTTCTATGAATAATAATCTTGAAACCATCCGAATCTTCTCCGAAGATGTTATCCCCGTGTACGACACCGACACTGGCGAAAAGGTTGTGCTGGGTCGAGAACTGCACGAGCGGCTCAAAATCAAGACCGCATACAAAGACTGGTTCCCTCGTATGTGCGAGTATGGTTTTGTCGAAGGTACGGACTATTCATTGGTCGCTCAAAAATGCGCAACCAATAATCCGAAGAATCCGTATACTACTCGTACAGAACACGTTATCACTTTGGACATGGCGAAGCACATTGCAATGATTCAGCGGACACCGCAGGGTATGGAAATTCGCCAGAAGCTGATTGACCTTGAGAAGAACGTACAGGTCAACCAGTTCGCAGGACTGTCTAAGGAACTGCAAGCAATCCTTGTGATCGACCAGCGCACTATGAAGCAAGAGCAGCGCATTTCCGCTCTTGAGAACACCATGACCATTGATTACAACCAGCAGCGTGTGTTGAAGCGTGTTGTGAACACGGTAGTTATCGACGCTCTTGGTGGCATGGACAGCCCGGCCTACAAGAGCCGTAGCGTCTCTCAGAAGCTGTTCATGGAATGCAACCGGGACATTCAGGACTGGTTCAATGTGAACAGCAGAAACAACGTGCCGAAGAAGCGGTTTGATGAAGCTGTCGAGTACATCAAGAAGTGGAGACCGTGCGCAAACTCTGTTATGTTGGTTCAGGTCACAAACGGCCAGACCCAGATGCCCATGTGAAAGGAGAACGAATATGATTAACGGCGATAAGTACGAAAACCTTGACGAATACATCAGTGACACTCTGGAAAACATGGAGCGGCTTTGGAGAACGCCTGACGTTGGAGAAACCTACAACGGTCGAGTGATTGCTTGCAACGGCAAAGAGGTTGCGTGCGGCTATCTCTCCTACGAAGCAGACGAATACGGCGATTTAAGACCGTACCTGTGCGACAACGGCAAGATTGTCATGCGTGACGTTAACTATTGGATGCCGATGCCGAACGTGACCAGCGCATTGAAGAAGTAAATAACGCATAAGAAAAGCCAGCGGTTAGAGAACATCTAGCCGCTGGCTTTTTATTTACGGAACTATGAATCGGCAATCCGTGAATTTGTTTCCGTCAAAATCACCGACGAATGTAACAGTCTGGCCGGAAGAAAGCCTAGAAATCTTGTCTTTTTCATTTTCTGGGAATCCAGCCATATAAACGGTATAACCAATGCTGTGAGAAGTGACGAAGTTCACACTGAACATAACAGTGTACGGATTATCTAACTTAATCATTGCGTCTGATACACTGTTGACTTGATATGTCACCTTATATTGCTTACCAGCGTATTTGTCTTTTGCCTTTACAGCGTTGTCGGCCGCCTGTTTTGCATAGTCATCCAAATCAAGCGTTGGAATATCATCATCTAGGTTATGCGAAGAAGCACTGGATGCCACCCGCTCACTGCTTGCGGGTTCAGAGCTTATAGGCTGTTCAGATTCGGATTCCGCTTTTTGAGATGCCGGAGTGCCGCTTGCTGAGCTTTCGGAAACTTCCTCAATAGAGCTATCATCCAGTTCCGTTGCCGTAGACTTGGCGGAGGAAGATGTAACGCCGGAGCTTGCCAATTCATCATGTGATGGCTCTGGTGTTACAGCCAAACATATAACGAAAACTGCAAATGATACAAAGAAAGCAATTAACATCCGATTGTCTTTCTTATGCGCTGCTTTGTTGTAAAGACACAGCGCTCCAAACACAGGCGTTGCAACCAGAGCAATCATTCCAAATAAAGCATACATTTTATGATTCCACCTCTCATTCAACAGGAGTAAACAAGACTTGCGTTTCAAGTGACAGCTGAATATTGTAACCATCCTCTACAGTTACTCTTTGTTTTTCGCCTGTTTTTGAAAACCTCAACACAGATTTTACATCATCCGAGTTATCATTATTCACCACAAAAACAGTAGCCATCTTCTCTCCACCCTTGTTTTCTACGGTGTATTCACCAGCAGGAATCAAATAACGTGTGTAGGTATATTGTCCATAAGTCTGGCTTGGAATAGTAACCTCTTCACCATATTTTCCAAGTGCTCCATCAACCAGCATAAAAGAATTATCTTCTTTTACAGTTTCAGAAGAAGCAACAACAGACTGTGCGACTGTTTCATTCTGGATTTCCACAGAGGATGTAACAGAAGATGTCGGTTCCTCACTTTTAGGATTAGCCGTAACATTCGTTCTTTCTCGTGGATTCACAAGGTCTTGGATAAAAGATATAACAATCAAGGCTATAAGGATTTTGAACCACAGCCGCTTATAAGCTGGCTTTGGCGGTGTATTCTCTCCACCACACTGCGGACAGGTTTTAGCGGTAGCCGCTATCCTTGCGCCGCAGTGTTTACACTTTACGAGTTTTGCCATTTTACAATGCCCCTTTCTTACGGTCAAGTATAGCACAGATTAGACCGGGAGAGGGGCCTTTTTGTATTTTTCGGAAAATTTGGAGACTTGCACAATCGGATAGGTTTCGTTTTGTGAGGGCGGGGTGGGTCTTTTTTATTTTTTCAGTGGTGACGGGACTGACCGGGCGGGGCTGGGCGGCGGCTATATACCCCGCCGGTGGTTCCATGCACCTTCCAGCGCACCCGAAATGGCTACACAGCACAGACAGCAGGGCAGGCCGTGCCAGATGCAAGGCAGACCACGCCGGACAGATCGGGACGGCGGCGGAACGCTGGAGGGCGTGGAGTGTGTCCGATAGGGCACGCCCAAGCGGACACGCAAGCGCACTAAAAATAATACGCAAAAAAGCGTAAATACCTATTGACAACTACGCAAGAAAGCGTATAATATAATCAGACGCAAGAAAGCGTAACACCTACCAAATACAGTTACAAAACAGGAGGACAAAAACCATGAAAAGAACCTCTAGTATGACCTACCACGAAACAGATGAGAGCAGAGAGCTTGAATTGTACACCACCAACAACGGCGGTCTGTACCGCCAAATGGTAACACCCATTATTAACAACCTGCGCAAAAAGTACCAGCGCGGAACCTATGACGCAGACAAGGCCGTTGACCTCTGGTATAACGTAGCTACTGAGGGAGCAAAGCTGTACAATAAAGAGTTTGGCAGCGACAGCCTGTGGAGCCGCTTATTTAACGTCCAATGCCGCTATACTGTGGCGGTCAACCTTGAGAGCTACTATAAAGAGGAGGTAGAGTATAATGCTTGATGCAACTCAAATTTATGCCCTTTGGTATATCGGCGGCATGGTCAGCGGGGCGCTGGTTATGATCGCATTTCTCAACAGCTAAAGGAGGGCTAAAAAATGACGTTGTTTGAAGAAAAGGTGAACGAGTACAGAGAAAACAAGCGGCTGTTAGAAGAGCTGGAAGCGATGAACGAGAGCATTAAAACGGACATTATCGCCATGATGCAAGGTGCGCCGGAGATGGCGCAGGGCACCGCAAAAGCCATTTACAAAGATGTTTCTTCCGTCCGACTTGATAGCAAGCTTTTACAGGCCGCGCACCCGGATATTTATGCTGAGTGTAGCAAGCGCACCACATACAAGCGGTTCAGCGTTGTATAAGGGGGTACAAATTATGTTATATTATCGTGTTCCGGCAGGGCTTGACGGGCGGGCGGTTGTGTCCGCTGGTGCATACTGTGGCAAGGTCAAGCGGTATTTAATCGGCGGTGAGCTGTACACGGCCAAAGAGTGCGCCCGTTATGGTATCAGCACGGCAGGGCTTGAGCCTGTCACAATCTCACAACGCCGCACATTTACCAACTTTGGCGTTAGACTGGAGGTACACGCATGATACTATCTTGCGTCCTGTTTTTCTTCTGGTTTTTCAGCGCGCTGTTTAAGGCGTCCAAATAAGAAACGCTTTACCCGGTCAGAAATGGCCGGGCTTTTCTTTTGCCTTGCATCTGCTGAGGGTGCAGGGCTTTTATTTTTGCCTTGTTGCAATACAGCCACATACAAGCGTTTACAGCGTGTTTTGTTTCGTTCATGCAACTTATACCGCACACGCCACAAAACAGCGCACAGGACTTTACAGCGGCGTTTCCGTTGATTTGACCCATTGCAGCGCGCACAATACAGCATATACACAAGCCGCCTATATACCGCCTGCGACACGCCGGAGGGTATACCGTCAAGCACTGCACCTCCACCGATACCAGATACCACCGCCACGCAGGACGCTGTACAGCTCAGCACAGCCGCCCTATTATAATAAGGTATATAAGGGTGCGCCGGTGCGCCCCTGTCGTGGATCCATGCCCGACGGTGCCGCAAATCGCAAACCATGCAAGCCCGGCGTGGTCAGTGTATCCGGCTTTCATCCTGTACAGGGTCAGCCCGGCGGCTTGCAGTCTGGCACCGGGTCAACCCGGCACACTCCACCCGGCGGGGCAGTCCAGCAGCAGGGGCGCGGCGGGCGGTGCGGAACCATTGACGGCTGCCGCCGTATCTTTTTTCGGGCTATCGCCCGATAGCTAATAGAGGTCAGCAATAGTCGTAGCGTTCCGGCTGGAATAGTCGTAACTTCTCCCGGCGGATAGTCGTGGAATAGTCGCAAACTCGTCAGACAACCAGCGTTTGAAAGCCCTATATATAGTATAGTAACGAGCTATCCGCTGATAGTCGTAGAGCGATAGTCGTATCGTTTTCTTGCGAACCTTCGTCAAATAGTCGTGTATTTTTTGTGTGAAATAGTCGTTTGCCTTTTAGAGAAAGGGAGATGCGATAGTCGATAAGTCGTCCGGCTGTATAAAATTCATAATTCATTGTATATATTCGCATATTTATTCGCTCGCTAGCCAGACCAAATTCGTATGCCAACCGTACTTATTATAATATACGCTCATATATCCTAGTAACTATCTAGGGATTATTCTGCTAAAATAGTCGCACCATCCGATTTGGTCTGTTCCTGCTCGATTTAATTCCCATCAACGCACTATGGTATTCTAATTAATTCATAGTATTCTGCTAGGAATAGTCAATGCAACATTTCTACATATTCAAGTGACTACAAAATGAAGTCAATTCTCCATGTGAAATAGTCGCAGACCATCCACCAGTCCGAACCTCACGCTAGTTCTCTCCCACGGTTTTCTCTGCTGGCTTTGCAATTTCGCATAACTGTTATTTATTCACTTTTGAACTATCATGGCACACCCGGCTCCGTCAACGCGCGCGCTGGCGCATATAACGCCCGCGGACGCGCTAAACACACGGGGAGGGAAAGGGGGAGCACGGAAGATGTTAGGGGGATTATAGGGGGTAATAGGGGTTGTAGGGGAAAGAGGGGGACAAAAGGGGGAAAGAGGAAACAAGGGGGAAAGGGGACAAAAATTTGAAAGCCATTTCCGAAAGTGATTGTCGAAGCGTTTTTTCGTCTCACACATCTTGCTTTCGTCTCAATCAGCTTTGCGATTAGACGATTCTTTCTCAAATTCAGACCTTGCCGTTTCACCCTGATAAATAACAAGAGAAAAAAGCACGGAATAGTCGCAGAGGGTAGTTTTACCACCTGACACCATTCCATGCTTTCTGATACAGTAGTTTTGTAGCCGCGCGAGCTAAGATTAGATATTCTTGGCTTTCTTGGCTTCTCTTGCCTTACGCAGGCTCTCTGCCAATGCTTCACGCTGCTCTTCGCTGATCTCACGAGTGACAGGCGGCCGGAACTTCACAAGACGTTTCGGCATCGAATAGGTCTTGGATTCCTTGCATCGCTTGGCAGACAGCTCCGCCATAAACTTGTATGTATCGGGGAACTGCTCACAAAGCTTGTCCAGCTTGCGAATGTAAACCGGGTCAGCCGTGTAGATTTCTGCGGTATCTTCCGCTGCGTTGAAGGTGATGATGGTTTCACGTTCGATGTTGGTAAGTGCCATAGTTGTTTTCTCCTTTGCGTTATTTTTGGTTGATTTTCTTTTTTGGGCAAGTTTCCGGCAAATAATCCATACAAGCTCGGCATGAAATGGTCTTTCGACAGATCATTCGTTCTGCTCGTTCTTTCTCTTCTTGTTCGCGTCTTTGACACTCTCGCTTGTACTCTTCTTCGTGCCGTCTGTGTGCATTGGCAACGATTATATGAACAGCAGCCATGTTTGGAACCATAGTCTTTCCCTCCTGCATTTTGCGTAGTGAAAAATATTTATGTGGTTCAGGCGGTATCAATCCATCCAAGTATACTCTTGGAACCGTTGAATCTGCTTGTTAAACGTGATGGGAAGGTCGCCTATCCCACCTTCCTTGTTCTTGCTCAGCCGGAATAGGTACTTGTCGGGGTTATCGCCGGACAGAAGGATAATTGCATCTGCGTCCTGTTCAATCTGTCCGCTCTCTCGCAAGTCGGAGTTAGTAGGCGTTGCTCCGGGCTTGGATGGGTTTCGATTGAGCTGCGCCAGTGCCACCACGACAATGCCTGTTGTCTGGGCTAATTCGTGTAAGGCAATGGATATGGCTGTAATGGCGGCATATCTGTCCTTTGCGCCTGTTTCGTGGATGAGTTGAAGATAGTCTACAAAGATGACCTGAGCCTTTTTACGTAGAGCCTGCGCCTTCATCCACGCCACGTTCTTTCCGGCAGCGGAGCGGATATATAAGGGCATCTTCATGTTCTTTGCCTGTCCGTCAATCTCATTCAAGCTGACCGCCTTATTTTTCACCGTGTCCAGAGGGCAGTATATTTGATTGGCCATCAGACGTGCACCCAACTTGCGTTTGCTGGTTTCTAAGCTGAAATAGTACACGGTGTAGTCCTGCTTTGCCATGCTTGCTGCTATTTGCAAGGACAGGGCTGTTTTGCCCGCAGACGGTCTGCCGCCGATGATGATGAAATCACCCGGTGAGATGTGCAACGCTTCATCCAGACGCTCTAGGCCTGTCTTGATGTACACAGGCTTTTCGTCCATGTGAAGCACATAGTCGTTCAGCACATCCTCGTATGTCCACGCATCTTCTTCCTCAGCTTTCAGGCTCATCGCTTCGCCCATCTGCTGGTAAATGTCTGATAGATCAGAATAGTCGGTAAGCTCGCTGGTCATCTGGAATGCCAGACCTTGCACACGAGTGAGCGCAGCTTGTTCTCTGATAAGCTGTGCCCAACGCTGCATCTGTTCCCTATCAATTCGCACACACTCTGATTCACAGGTTTGTACACACGCCAAGAGCGTCTGCGCTACGTCTGGATGTTGCGTGTTTATCTCAACTATATCTATCTTACCCCTAGCCGTCCAATAGCCCTGAACAGCCGCAAAAGCGTCTCTCAGCTCAGGTCTGAACAAGTCAAGTTCAAGGTCTGGTATAATTTCATCCACAACACCCGGCTTGCAGAGCATCAGCGCACCGATAAATACCGTTTGAACGTCCATTGTCATAGTCTAGGAAACTCCATCTCCGTACTTTGCTCGTACTGGTCATCCTGTTTCAATGCGTAAATGTCCTGCCACCCGGCATAGATGCTCTGATCGAGAATAGCTTTCCAATCATGCCGATCAAACTTTTCCAGCTTGTTGCAGAGCATCTGTTTTGCCCGGTCTGTCATAGGCTTTTTGATTCTTGTACGCATCTGTGCGAACTCTCGCAGGGATTCCAACAGGGCTTTATCGCCATGAGCAAAGTCGGAGAAGATGTCAGGTTTCTTTTTGACTGCACTCTCCGGCAGGGTCTTGACGTTCATCTGACTGTCAGTTGACACAATGGGTTCATTGTCATCTGACTTTGAACCCATAGATGAGCTGACCTTCATCTCATTTATGACATGAAGATGAGCTGACTTTCGTGTAGACCATCCTTTTGACGCAATATCGCTTCTTTTCCGCTCTTTATCGAGCAGATGTTTAATCAAAATGAAACAAGATTCTGCTTTTTTTGAGTTCAAAGTTGCGTCTTTTTCTTCAAAAACGTATGCGCAGATTGCATCGTAGAGTTCCAACTTCTCTTTACTTTTGAGTGTGGAGATGGCTTCAAAGTAGTATCGTTGGAATGTAAAGCTGTCTCGTTTTTTGTCCATGCTCAATCCTCTTTGTAGCGTTTGTTCCATGCTTTGATAAGGTCTTTTTTAATCTTTTCTTTATCAGCTTCAAAACAATCAGAGCTGTACAGCTTGCTTTCCATGAATACCCGGCACTTGCACCCATTCTTGCCGTTTCCTCTTGTTATAAGCATCCAGCTTGTCAAATAGTCGCCTGATTCCGCAATAGTTACTTTCCCACCGCAGAACGGGCATCTCTTGAGTTCTGTCATTTTCTAAATCCCTCTCTTGTTCTTGTGATTCGCTTATGCGCCTTGACAGGCCTTGCGCCTTTGCCGTACGCTGGACGGATATGTTTTGCCTTGATGTACCCACAAGGCGGCTTCGGCCCAAAGTCGAAAAGGCTCAAGTCCATAATGATGATGCCAAACTTCTTGTTCGTCATATTTATTCCTCCACAGGCGGTTCTGGCATGTACGCCCAATATTCAATTTTTGAGTGATGCAAACAATACCCCTTATCGTCCATCCAATCAAATTCTGGCATTCCATGCCGAAGGTCTTTTACAAGTCCTCCGCATGACACAGCCCTGCCTATCTTCCTTTTGAAAAAATCAAAATACAGCCCAGACAGTAAAATCCTTCCGGATGAAAAGTAGCCATTTCCATTGTCAAACAGTGGCGGGTATCCTTCTTTTTTAAGAGAATGCCAAACAATTTTGCTCTCCATACCTGCCACCTCATACCATCGGAAACGCCATCCAATGCGTCACCGTCACATCTTTCGGCAGTCTCTCGCCTATCTCATCCCAGAACTGACCGTCTGCGTAACAGCCGAGAAAATACGCTGTCGGCGAGAAGCATTGCAACATTTTTCCATCTTTATCACGCCACGTTGTCTTAGTCGCAAGCAACAAAGGCTGCGTCCGCTCTCGTGGCTGTTCGCTTACCGGATGCCAAAGTGTGTTACTCATAGGTCGCATCCTCGCTCATTTCTGCTCCACAATTCGGGCAATAGCTGAAGGTTGCATTCTGCCCTTGTTGTGCCACAAGGCAATGACTGCATTTCATCCAACTATGACCCATTGTCGAACCAAACACCCAGTGCGCTCTTTTATTAGCTTTTAATATTTCTCTTCGCTCATCGTAAAGTTCCAATAGCTCTTCCCCAACAATCGAAATCGGTTGGCGCATCTTCATAAGCTTTTTCATATCATATCGTGCAAGTTCAATGGCACGGTCTACTTCTTCTAGGGTTCTCATTCGTGTAAGCCCTTTCTCCCTTCAATCTCCGTCCCATACACCGTCAGGCCGCATCTTTGCAAACGCCAGCAAACCATACAAAGCGCGTTTGGCGTTGCCCCTCTGTGGCGTGCCAGTAGTCGCTATTGTCTACATCGTCACCTAGTGCAGAAATAGCCTTTTCAAGCATCGGAATGCTCTCTGCGCCTGTTTTGCCGTAGATGGAGCGGATGCCGCCATCCCCAAACACTTCCGGTCGATAATAAAAGTGACCATAATTATAGGTGACGTTGATCCACAGTTCTTTTGTTCCGCCCATAGCGCGCATACCACCAGCGATAAAATGCGTACTATCTGCTTTGAGCGGTTTATGCGTTACTGGGTCGCACAGTGAAATATCATAGCTCATTTTCTCATCCTTTCGCCAGCCATACAGCCAAAAATCCACCGCCAAAGACAGTAGCGTTAATAGCTGCCATTATCATTGCATGAATAATTGTTGAACGTTCTGGATGCTTCCACGACCATCCAAGCGAAATGTCATCGGTCATATCCCAAAGAAACATTTCAAAAATCGTGACAAGGGCTCCAACAAAGAATGTTATGATCGACCCCAAAACAAATATGGCAAATGTTTCTTTAGCTGTCATTTTCTCTTTTCTCCCATTCTTTGCACGCATCTTCCGGGTCTGTAAAATCAGCTCTGCGCTCCGACAGACCGTTGTAACAGACCCACGAGAATCTGTCGTGCCATTTACAGTTTGAGCAGGACTTGTCCACAGTTTGGCATAAAAGTTTTCCTTTGCTGTCCAGTAGAATTCCATTGCCCAGCCTGATTACATTACTTTCGCTCATTTTTCTTCTCCCATTTTTGCATCCACGTTCGTCCCACACAAAGTCTGCAACGTGTTCTGACTGGTCGTTCACACATACACCCTCCGGCTCTGCGTACCATTTGCAAGAGCCACAGGACGGCTCGGATTTGTTCTTGCAGGATTCTGCCGTGCATCGGATAGCCTTTCCAGCAGAGAACTGCTTGATGCCCATGCAAGAGCAATGTTCGGTGGTGCAATAAAAACTCATTTTTTATCTCCCATGAATTTTTGCATCAGCTTTCCGTATTCTTCACGGCATTCAGGACACAGTTCTCCAACGCTAAAAAAGCTTCCCAAACCAGTTTCCCAACCTTGTAATGCTTTCCAATCGAATTCGCCATCGTTGTACCGCTCTGCGAACACCTGTTTTCCGCATCGATTGCAAACAAACATCATGCCGTTAATTCTCATTTTGCCTTTCTCCTTCTGTTGGCGTTGAACCGCCCGATCACACGCTTGTACTCTGCATAGCACTCCGGGCAAAGGTCGCCTGTGTCCCTTCTCCACGCCCAGTCCTTGAAGTATTCGTCAGGGTTCATCATCCTGCAGCCCAGAACTGTTCCGCAGCGGTCGCATA